GAGCGTAATCTTGGGCAGACGTAATAGGATAGAATAATATGGCAACTATAGAACAGTTAACACAACAGCTTGTTAGTGTAAACGAGAACCAAAACGACACAGCCAAAGAGACTAAAAAAGAAATTAGTGATCTGTCAAAAAGTGTGAAAGATCTTCTAAAATTTCAAAAAGATCAAGCAAAAAAATCTGGCAGCGATTTAGAAGCTGAAAGAGAAGCATCGAGAAGAGCGGCTGGGGCAGGCAATGCTGCTAGCGGTGCTGGCGCTAGCAGCGTCGGTGGTGCAGCAGGCGGTTCTATGGGTGGAATAGGTTCAATGCTAGGTGGAGTAGCTGCTTGGGCCGGAAATTTTCTCTTAAAATTTACAAAAATTTTCGGAATGCTAAAACGTATGTTTATTTTCGGAGCTCGAGCTACTGGTATAGGTGCAGTAATATATTTAATTTATCAAACCTTTAAAGACATTGGCGAAAATAAAAATTTTCAAGAAGCTATAGTGAAAATAAAAGAAAGTTGGAATTCTATAAAAACTTCATTTATTTCTATAAAAGATAAAATAGTAGGTTTTTTTGTAGATGAAAACGGTGAGAAAACAGATCTAACAAAAACAATAGAAGATACTATAAATTCAATAACTGAATTTCTTGTAAAACCACTTAATAGAATTAAGTGTACTATTCAAGATTTTGTTAGTGTAACACTCTCGTCAGTGGTGAAAAGTATTGAAACCATATTTAAAGGTCTTGATTTAATACTAAGCGGAGAGTTCGGTGCAGGTATAAATGAACTATTTAAAGCTGCTTTAGGCTGGGATTTTAAAGCTGGAAAAATGACATCAGAATCTATGGGTTTACTGTGGCTTCTTAAAAATTCTTACGATGCTGTTCTAAGTCTCATGCCTGACCTTGAAGTGGTCAAAGGCTCTATGAGTAAAAGCTTTAAAGGCTTTTCTGAATTTTTTACTATCGATATTCCATTATGGTTTAGTTCTCGTAAACTAGATTTTGATTTATGGCTCGGTGATGTCAGAATAGCTTTTACAGAAAAGTGGGAAGCGTTTTCTGGATTCTTTACTAAAACAATACCAGACTGGTTTAGTTCTCAAAAACGAGATTTTGATTGGTGGCTTGTAAATCTTGAAATGGATTTCGAAGACAAGTGGGAAGAATTTTCTGGATTCTTTACTAAAACAATACCAGACTGGTTTAGTGCTCGTAAACTAGATTTTGATTGGTGGCTTTTAAATCTTGAAATGGATTTCGAAGACAAATGGGAAGCGTTTTCTTGTTTCTTTACTAAAACAATACCAGACTGGTTTGAAACTACAAAAAATAAATTTGTAACAGCATGGAACGCCAGTAAAGATTTACTTAAAACTAAGTGGGATGAAGTAGTAAAATTCTTTACTGTAGATGTACCAGAATATTTTACTAATTGGCTTGATACTGCTGTTGATAACGTTATAGATCCAATCGCTGCAACCTGGGCTAGAGTAGTTGATTGGTTTCTTAAAGTCAACACTAATATTGCTACAAAATATGATGAGATTAAAGCTTTCGGTTCTGATATAATATCTGGAATAAAAGATACTTGGTGTAATGTTGTTGAATTCTTCACTGTAGATATACCAGCCGCAATGAAAGCAGTATGGGAAACAATAAAAGCAGGTGGCACAGGTATATTAGATAATATTAGCGCAGGGTGGGAAAGTCTTAAATGTTTCTTTACTGTTACTATTCCAGAAACAATTAGTAAATTTTTATCACCTCTAGAAAATTTTGATCCAATGGCCAAAATTACTGAAGGCTTTGCTACAGTCAAAACCTTTTTTACAAAAACAGTTCCAGATAAGATTGCTGAATTTAATCCACTCGGTGAGTTTAATTTGACTGAAGAAATAGGTAAAAAAGTAGCTGATATGCTAGCTATGATTTTTGATCTTATTCCAAGCATAGAAGATATTAAAAATACTATAATAAGAAGCGTAAATAAATTAGGTAGTGCCGGAAAAGCTGTAATGGACTTTTTCGGATTAGGATCTGGAACAGAAGGTCCAGCTCCGTTGACTACACAGCAAAAAGTAGAGCTGAACACTAAAGAAAGAACAGAACAAGGATTAAAACCTTTCGCGCCTTTACTGGGGGTACAAGCGCTTAACCCTAAGACTGGGCTAATGCAGGATCACAATTATAAGATGACGGGAAATTTTTTAGCAAATGAACAAGAAGCTATGAATAAGCATCTAATAAATAAGAAAGCTGAAGACACGCGGCTTGAAAGTCAAGCACAATCTGATAAATTAGGGCTAATAGCTGATAAGCTTGAAGCATTAATATTACTACAGGCTATGGGACCTCAAAATGAAGGTTTAACTTCTATGGTTAATAATCAAACTTATAATTATGTCACTGCACCAGCAACGTCAACGGATGTAGAATATATGGGGTACGGACCACCTCACTTACAACAATTTTATAAATGATAAAAAAAATGCCGGCAATTAAGCCAGCATTTCTCAGTTATATAGTTATATTTAATCGTTAACTAAATTAGCAAAATGCGACATAATATCGTCATCATCATCTGAACTAGCTACAGCACTCATTGCAGGTTCAGGAGCCGATTTAATAGGTGTCGCTACTTTTTCTTCTCCAAGGCTACGCTCTTGGGCTACTGTGGGAGCTCCAGCAACTGCTGCTTCTCCAAGTACACTCATCAATTTAGTTTTTAGCTCTGTATAAGACTTATATTTAGTAGGGTCAGTATACTCAGCCAAATCATGCATTGAATTATAAAGACCTTCAAGTTTTGCATCATCTTCAGAAAGCGTCTCTTGAGAAGCAAATTCTGATTTATCGTAGTTGCGATAACCTTCGACATCCCGAATTTTTAGTTTGAAGTTAGCACCAGTCCAAAAATCAAATGGATTAATTGGTTCTTCATCTGCAAATTCTGGTTGCATAGCATCCATTAGTTTATCAAAGATTTTCTTACCATATTGATAGAGAAATACCTTACCTTCGTTGGCAGGATTACCTGGATCAGATACGATAAGAACGTTTGATACATAATGCAAACGACGTTTTTGGTTACGAGCGATTGTCTTATCAGACTCAACACCACTATTCCAAAGACGGCTATTGACTTCACCGACTGGATCATCTTGTCCAATAGATGTAAGTGATCGTTCAATGTACCATTTACCAGTTGGGCCTTTAAAGCCATGATCCCAATAACGAACCCATGGCAACTCAGAACCTTCTGTAGCTGGGAGGAAACGAAGAACAGCATAACCGTTATTCTGTTTATCGACCGTAGGTTTCCAAATACGATCGTCTGTGTATTTGTTTTTAGCACCGCCAGCAGATTCTGCTGCTGCCACAAGTTTATCAATTTGGCCACGGTTCCGTTTTAGATTTGCAAAAGACATATTGTATTCCTTATATTTGCTGAATTATGTTTTGTATTAACTGAATTATTATACCACATTTTTGACATGAAGTATACCTTTATTTATATTATTTTCTAACAAAAATAACAGTTTCTTTACCAGTGTCAGGATTGACTGATGGAATTGCAACATGACCTTCGGGAACAGGTTGAGTTCCGACATATTGCCATGTATTTCCGGCCGCTGCATTTGCTGGACCAGCAGCAAAAAACTCTTCATTATCATTCAAAAAGAGCATCGTAATCATAATTAGTTCAAACATTCTTGTTTTCCTTTGTGTGTTTATATAGTTGATAATAGTAGTCAAAAGTTACTGGATAATTGTCTGGATCGGGTAGCACTCCTTTAAACATTTTAATAAATTCATTTATTTCTTCATTGCTCATAATTACTCCTTAAAGCACAATACCATTCCCAAAAATAATAAGCATTTAAGAACATCACCGCCACGATTATAAGGCTGCTAGAAAGATTAATTACAATATACGAAAGTATATCTGCAAATATGTATATCACTGCATAATCCCACCATCGTATCATTCGAATAGCAATTCATTTTGCTTTGGTAAAAAATTAAGACTCATTGCTTCAGCTTCAATTTTTTCTCGAATCACATTTGATATAAACTTTTTTACATCTTGTGGATCAATATTAGTGATGTCACATGTCACAATAACAGCTTCCATATATGATAATTTTTTATCAACAACTTGCTCTTCAATTAACTTACCAAACTTAGCTCTGTTCATAAACTTAACTTCTTCTTGCATAACCATCCTTTCTATTTAGCCATAACTCTAACAAGGATTGTATCCTTATTGATGCGACCATTTACTTCATCTTTAGTTTTAGTCGTGAGCTCAGACCATTCTTTTCTAATTTGATTTGCTGATTTCGTTAAAACTGCTTTTATAAAATCATCTGGCTTGCGAAGTTTAGTGCTACGTGAAAGATCAGCATCAAGGCCTAGAATAGTAGTACCCTTTACTTCAAACCCAATAGATTTTTGGCATACATATTCTGTTAGCTCTTTATATTTTACATTAAAGGTATATAAACGCATTGCACCAATTATAGAAGTTGGATGGATTGAAGTAAGCTTAAACTCCTTTGACTCTTTTGCGTAATTGAGTTTTTCAACTTGCTTATCTGCAGTTTTAACCTTTGGCTTACGAGTAGCTCGCAATGCTTTTTTTGATGCCATAAATTTATCAGCATCATTTACGAGTTGATTGAGAAATTCAAAATATTTTTTACGTTCTGAAACGGAAAGATATGAAAATGCCTCGACTAGATCTTCGGTTTTATCTTCAACTAATTCTTTTGCTTCATTACGAATAGGTGTATAGTAATCCAAAACAGCTTTGGCTGTATTATTTGCAGCATCAACTTTTTTTAATTCATCATAGAGTGAATAGTTCATGCATTCCTTATGATTTTTAGGATCATATTGATCAAGAACATATTCAACTTGGGCAATAAATTCTGATGTTTTTTCTTTTAAAATTTCCTGTATAGTTTTTCTTTGAGGAGATGTGTCGTCACCTAGTTCAGCTTTTCGAGCAATATTGTTTTTGCCACGAGTTAGAATTTCTTTCATATGACGATTTAAGCAATCTTCAGCTTTCCACCATACCGGAAATTCCTTACCCATTTCTTTCCATGCAATAGTAGCTGCTACAAAAGGTATAGAAGTAAAAGCCCATTCAGGCGCTTCAATGGCGATTTTAGCCTGATCTTTTGGCATAGTTGTTTTAATATAAGATTTAATTTTTGATGAAACATCTTTTTTATCAAGATCAGTACGGCAATAATCATTGAAATCACGAAAGTTCCCCATTGGCCCTGCCGCAAATCCAGTTGACTTACGTCGGGAAAATGTTTGCTTAGCTTTAACTTTTTTTCCAAGCTTACGAGTTACCATTATCAAAGTCCTCTATTTTGATTAAGTCATAATCTCCATCATCCATTTCTTCGTAATGAATATAGCCATCATGACATAGTTTAGTAATTACAAGATCAATTATGCCTTCGACGTTTTTTTCTTCTGCATTTCTACGACCAAGAACAAAAGAAGTAATAATAATTCCACTGACTAGTAAACCAAGTTCAAGCATAGTTATCTCCTTAACATATGACTATAATAACACAAATAAGAGTCATTGTAAACCCTTAAACGCATTTTTTTTTATTTTTTTTTATGATTTACCTGCAGTGACATATGAGCCTTCAGCCATATCGTATGCCGCTACTAATTCTTTTAACATGTATGGTGATATTACCACAATATTAAAATCATCGTCATCAGTGTATTGACGAATATAACAAAGTTCTTCGTCAACTATAATTTCAACATCATCGGTTTTTCCATTATTATCTAAAATGGTAATAATACTATGATCATATTTATGTTCAACTGTAATCATAATTTTTTAAGTAAACCTTTTAATTTAACAATTTCAAAATTAGTAAGAGTTGCATGAGGAGCTTTTAGAAGTCGATCGACTACATTAATGATAAAGTCTCTATCGTCCTGATTCATTTCTTAGCAGCCTTTCTTAGGCTCTCGAGGGACGCTGAGATGATAGTTGGATATTTTCCAATATAACTACCTGCTTCTAACATGTCTTTACTCAATAGATGTTTATGATAGTGTTCAATATTGTCCCATTGCTTAATAATATTTTTTGCTAATTTATCATAAAAATCATCAGATAATATTGGATCATCTTTTTCATAATAAGCATACGATGCCATAAGGTAATATGGCACCGTCATATTCACATTATTAGTAATTATTTTAATAACGCGTTTATCTAAAATCATCTACGCATACTCGCCGCATCAATTGCTGCCTGTTTGTTGTCTTTACGAATTGGCATAAGATTACTTTTATGTGTTACAACAATACCAGCAATCTCATTACCTGTATATTTATTCGTTTCTTTTAGTGTACCATTATCAATACTATTTGACAATTGATCTCTTGAAACTTTAAATTTTGGCCGCTCATGACGATAATCTTGTTTAGTTCCTTTCACACCCATACGATCAAGAAAAGCTTGATGTTCAGCTTCCCTTGCTTTCCAACCCGGCTTCTTTTTGATTTTAGATTTGCCATGTACTTGAACACCTTGAATCATATGCATAGACATTGTATACTCCTTTATCGTTAGATTTAATCTATCACATTTTTAAGAGATTGTAAAGGATTATTTTAATTTACATAGAATAAACTTTTGGACGATAAACATATTTACATTCCTGTACGCTATCAACACGAAAAGACCGCCAGCCTTCTGCGGTCGTATCCCAACATGGAATGACTTCAGGGTTTACAGCCCGAACTTTCTTTTGAGTAATAGGCTCATCTTTTTCAGCAGATGGAATCATACTTTCTAGCAAAGTACAAGTCATAACTCGCTTATCGCCATTTACTTTTGTAAAGGTTACTTC